GTATGGTGATTCTTTGAAATTAGGCGGCGACAGCGACACCCCTTTAGTAAGCCAATTGGTTGTAAAATATGTCGATACCGACGATAAAAATACCGAAGAAACTTAAATCACTTTTTGAGGGTGATTGGAGATACCGTATTGCTTATGGTGGTAGGGGCTCTGGTAAGTCTTGGGCTTTTGCTCAGATGCTTGTTCTTAAGGCAATGACCGAGCCTAATATTAGAATACTTTGTGCAAGGGAATTACAAAAATCAATTAAAGATTCTTCTTTTACGCTTATAAAAGATACCATTAGTAGGCTGGGGGTAGAAAACGAATTCGATACAGGTGAATCTTTTATCAGATGCAATCGCACAGGTAGTGACTTTTTGTTTTACGGGTTAAAACATAATGTTGATCAAGTTAAGTCTACAGAGAGAATTAAATATGCATGGGTGGAAGAAGCTCAAAAACTTTCTAAAGCTAGTGCCAATATTTTAACCCCTACCGTTCGTATGGAGGGCTCTGAAATATGGATGACGTTTAACCCTGAAGATGAAGAAGATTACGTGTCACAGACTTTTATAGAAAACACGCCACCTTCCAATGCTAATGTTATTAAAATAAATTGGGATGATAATCCTTGGTTTCCAAATGTGCTAGATGAGGAAAGGTTGTATGTCAAAGAATTTGACCCTGATAACTATGATTATATCTGGAATGGGATATACAGAAAAATAATGGAAGGCTCTTATTATGCTAAGCAATTGCAGCAATTAAGGGAAAACGATAAGATTACTAACGTTCCTTATGACTTCTCTTTTCCAGTTAATACTTACTGGGATATTGGTATTAGTGACTACACTTCTATTTGGTTTGTGCAAAAAGTAGGGCGTGAATATTGGGTTATTGATTACTTGCAGAATAATGGTGAAGGCGTTGAGTGGTATGCGGGGAGGTTAAAAGAAAAAGGTTATAACTTTGGTGAGCATATTTTACCGCATGATGCAGGCTATAGGCAATTTGCTACTGGAAAAAGTATCAAAGAGCAGTTGCAAGATATAATGCCAACAGAAAACTTTACTGTGCAAGCCAGAACGCAAAGTGTTCAAGCTGATATTATGGCGACTAGAAACTTCTTATCTAAATGCGTATTTGATGCTGTTAAGTGTGAAGATGGCTTAAAAAGTTTAAGAAATTACAAGAAGAAATGGGATGATAATAAAGCTATGTTTTTAGATAAACCAGATCATGACTGGTCTTCACATGGCGCGGATGCCTTTAGATATTTAGCCACTTACAATGTAAGCCAAGGTTATGAATCACCTCCAATGATTGATGAAAAAGGTCTCCCAACTTTTAATGCTTTGTTGAAAAATTCAAATAACTTGAAAAGAAAGCGTTTATAAGTTAAAGTTTTATAAAAAATAAGTATCTATATGGAAGAGCTTAAGCAAAAAAACGACTACGATTCACCTTGTTATAAATACTGGAAAGCTCAAATAGATGAGGCTAACACATGGCGCAGTGACTTTATAGAAAAAGGGCGCAGAATAAATGATATTTATACCGTTGAGAATGATGATTTAGATTACACTAGGTCAAACTATAATATTTTATACTCAAACACAGAAACAATATTGCCTGTTATTTATGCGGATAAGCCTAAGCCTGATGCAAGGGCTAGAGATACTAGCGTAGTTGCTCAACGTAAATCAGCTGAAATGATTGAGGAGGGAATTTCTTATTATTTAAATGATGATTTTAATGATAAAGCCCGCTTAGCAGTAACTGATTTTTTACTTGCTGGTTTAGGGCAATTAAGGCCGAAATATAAAGCAAGGCTTGAAGCTATTGAGGAAAATATAGAGGCTCAGGAAGAATTAGGTGAAACTCCTGACCTTGAGAGGGTTGTTTATGAAGAGATAGAATTTGAGTATGTTAATTGGCAGAATTTTATTTACCCCCGTTGTAGCACTTGGGCAGATTTGCCTTGGATAGCTTTTAGATGCTACATGACTTACGACCAAGCCGTTGAAATGTTTGGTGAAGAAAAAGCTATTCAACTTGAATATATGGAGTACAAGCAAGGGCAAGATAGTAAGGACGGCCGAGAATCTAACAACCCATCTTCTGAAAAGAAAGCTTGCGTTTATGAGATATGGGACAAGCATAATAGGGAACAGTTGTTTTTTAGTGAGACAAAGGCTAATGCTTTGCTGGATATACAAGAAGACCCTCTTGAGTTAGAGGGGTTTTTCCCAGTTCCTAAACCTATGCTTAGTATAACTACAGGGGAATCTTTGCTTCCCGTGCCTTTTTATGTGCAATATCAAGACCAAGCTCAAGAACTTAATGAAGTTTGCGCCAGAATAGCGCACTTAGTTGAGAATATGAAAAGGCGAGGTTTTTATAATTCTAAGTTAGATGAATTAGGAAATATATCTAATCTTGATGATAATGAATTTAACCCAATGAATAATTGGGCTGAGTTCTTAGGGTCTGGCGGTATGGCTGGAGCTATGCAGTTTGAGGACATACAGTCTTATGCAAATGTGCTTGGGGTGTTAACCCAAAGAAAGGTTGAGCTGATTAATGATATATATCAGATTATTGGTATATCGGATATCATAAGGGCGCAAACTGATGCCAGAGAAACTTTGGGCGCGCAGAAACTTAAATCTAGGTATGGTACAATAAGGATTTCTACTTATCAAAGAAAGGTGCAGGAATACTTTAGGGATTTATTAAGAATTACTGGTGAGATAATAATTAATCAATTCCAGCCAGAAACTTTGCAGATAATAACCAACTCGCCATTAAATACAGAAACAAAAACTAATGAAGAAACTGGCGAGGTTGAAGTTGTTGCTGTGGGTGTCAATGATTTGCTTGAAGGTATAAGAGATGTTGAGCCTAGCAATGTAATTGTTGACATACAAACCGATTCCACTGCGTTACAGCAAGACGAGGAAGACAAGCAAGACTTACTAAGCATGACACAAAGTATAGCGCAAATGGTTCAAATAGCGCCATCTATGGCTAGTATAATTGGCCAAGATGCCACCGCTTCTGTTTTGCTTAGTTACATTGAAAAGTACAAGCTGGGTAGAAATATACAGCAAGAAGTTCTTGATCATATTGAGGCCCTTAAAAAAGCTCCTGAGCAGCCGCCACAGCCTAGTGATGCACAAATTAGAGCGCAAGTTGAGCTGCAAAAAGCGCAGTTAGATGCTCAAAGTGAAGAAAAGGATAGGCAGTTAAAGTTTTTAGAATTGCAACTTAGAGCTAAAGAGGTTGGCATCAAGGAAAATATAGAGTATGAAAAACTTGATATTGAGGCGATTAATACAGCCATAAGTGCTGCTGGGCTTGCAGCAGAGCAGGCTAATCCAGAGGATAATGCAATAGTGGGTGCATAATGGTAAATCAATTTACCAAGATAAAAACTAATGATGGTGATATTTACCTCTCTGATCTAGAGAAGAAAATATTATCTAATTTAGATATCAGGGCGCTATTAAAGTACATCACGAGTAACGAGAAGTACCAAGCAGAACAAGATGCATTAATTAATACAAAAGTTTCATTAGCTGATGAAAGGCTTTCAGATGCTAGGGAGCCACTGGAGCACAAGCATGATTTAGCGGATATAGAGGGTTTGAATGTTTATGATAAAAGCCAAATAAATCAACTTGTTTATGAGTTAAGAGAGGATTTGCTAGAAAGGTTTAATTTATTACCTGATGCAATTAAGTCTGAGCTAGTTGGTAAGATTGAAGCCCTTGAGAGTAAATATAAAGAAATAGAGAGTAAAAAGCCTGATATAGTTGATAAGTCTAAAACTATATATGTTGAGCAAAAGGGAAAAGATAATTCTGCTGAAATAATAGAGCTGCAAAAAGCCAACAAGGATATTTTAAAAGCGATCACTGAGCTTGTAACGAAGCAAATAGACTTAGAGGAGCTGCAAGATAAAATAGTTGGTAAGTTGACAGATGTTAAACAGCCTGACGGTGAAAAAAGATATAGGCAGGTTAATATTGTAGGTGGCGGTAGCAACCTTGCTAAAAAGTTAAAGTTTTTAACTGATGTTGATGTTGAGGGTGTGACTGATGGGCAGATAATACAGTATAACTCTTCAACTGAAAAGTGGGAAGCTTCAGATTTACCGCCTGCTGGCGTAACTGAGTTAAATAACCTCACAGGCGATCTAGATATAGTGGCGGGCACTAACATTGATAGCGTTGTTGCAAGTGGCACGAATATAACGATAAATGCCGCCGATCAAGATACTGACCCAGCAGGATCAAATACGCAAATACAATATAATGATAGCGGCGCTTTTGGCGCTAGCTCTGATTTTACTTGGGATGATACAGCTAAGGCATTTACTGTTGGCAATGGTGCTTCTAGTAGTATGACTACAACGCTAGCTAGCGACGGAGGGGTCACAGTTGCTACTAGTGGCACTGATGGTGATTATAATGTAGATTTAACAGGCGCTACTGATGGTGATTTTAGCGTTAATGGTAATCAGCTTTTTGTTGATACTAGTACAGGTAATGTTGGTATTAACACGACACCTAGTGTAAATTATGCACTTGATGTTAATGGTCGCTTTAACATGGGTCCTAATAATAACCTTTCAATAGCAGCTAATGGGCGTATTACGATTCAAAATGGCTCGATTCCAGATTTAACTATTAAAGGTGGCCAGTCTATACAATTCAGCTCGGGCGGCTCTATTCGTAATTTATCAGAAATTAGGTCATCCTCAGGAACGGGAACCCTTGTTTTTACAGTTGGTGATGTGAGAATGGGTAGCGGTAGCAATGGTAAACTTAATATCGCCCCTAAAAACACTTCACAAAGTTGTCTTCATTTGACTCAGTTTAGTGGTGGCACTGATACTGTTGTTAAGATATTTGATGATTCTGGGTCTCAAACAATGGGTGTTACTACTGATGGTTTCACAAAGACTATTAGTAGTGGCGTTAGTGAATATACCTTTGACACTTTGGTTAGCGCTACATCATCTGATGGTGATGGAATAAGTGTTGGTTGGAGGGTAGAAAATAAATCGGGTGTTTTAAGGGATGCTGTAAAGATTCAAGGTGTCTATGATGATATCTCTGAAGACCAGCTTTCTATGAGGTTTCTTGTTAGGGATGATAGCTCTATCCCTGTTATGATAGAGCGCATGCGTGTAGAGGGTTGGTCAGGTAACGTAGGAATTGGAACAACGGAGCCTACTCAAAAATTGGATATTGATAGTGATTCAGTGAGGATTCGTACAAGCAAAACTCCAGCTTCTGCAAACGACACAGGCGACCAAGGCCAGCAAGCTTGGGATGAAGATTACTTATATCAAGCTATAGCTACTGACACTTGGAAAAGAACTCCTATTTATACTTGGTCAGGTACCAACAAAGTTGTTAAGGTTTTTGAGTTAAGTGACTTCCCTGCCCCTGTTTCTGGCGTAATAACTTTAGAGGATGGTGTTAAGTATGAATTATGTGCCACAGTAAATTGTGGGACTAATCAAATCACTACAGTAGCTGGAGGTGAGAATCTTATAGTTTCCGCTAATCCTTTTACTTATAAGTTAATAACTAACGTTCCTAATGGAACTGCTTTTTTAATAGGAGATATTGGCCGTTTTAATATTGAAGAAATAAATATCGAGGCCGAAACAACTAATCAAGGAACTTTATTTGGTTTTAATTCTAGTACCGCCACAACACCTTTTCTATTTGTAAATAAATGTAGGTTTATTGGCTTTAATTCTCTTGGAACGATTGAAGGAACTAGGGGATCAATGTCTGATGTGTTGTTTAGCGCAGCAACAACGGGTTTAACGATTGATGACACAGGCACTTTCCCAGCTAGTTGGGTTTTGCAAGGGGTTGCTTTTGCTGGTATATCTAATACTCACTTAACCTTTGAGGGTACAAATAGCCTAATATCCTTAAATCAAATTAGTGCCGTTCCACCATCTGGTGTTGCTCTTTTTGATTTTAAATCAACAGGAACTTATGATGCGGTCTTTGTAAACAACTGCGTTTTTAGTGATGTATTGGGCGGCTCATTCTTGGCTGCTGGTAGTGAAGACCAGACATCAGTTGAGTTTAGATTTACTGATAATTTAAACACAAGAGATAGTGCTATTAAAGGTTCTTGTTATTTTGTTGGCAACTCTACTGAAACAACAATAAGCGCTGCCAATACTCCGGTAGCTATATCTGGAACGACTACTGCCGGCGAGTTGGAAAGGTTTACTCATAACTCAGCAGGTATACTAACGTATATAGGGAAAGAGCCTACTACGTTGAGAATAGAGGGAAGGGCTAAGATAGAAGTTAATTCTAATTTAGAAGAGGTTGTTATCGCCACCTATATTTACAAAAATGGTTCTCAAGAGGCTAGCACAGTTGCTCAAGTCACAATTGAGTCTGTGTTCCAAACACCTACATCCCCGGAATTTGTAAGTGTGGATAATTTGCAATTAGACACAAATGATACTATACAAATGTTTATAGAGAATAAAACGGACACAACCAATATAACTGTAACCGAATTAAAGTTGATAGTATAATGGCTAAAGTACAATCAGATTTTTATCAAAAATGGCGTTCTACAAGTATTGAAGCTACATATACTACAAATCAGACGCTCAACGATGTTATCGAGTATGTGGAAGTAGACACAACAAGTAACGCGGTTGATATCGCTTTACCTGATACTACTTCTTCTAATATAGCGAACGGTAAGAGAATTTGGATTTATGACGCTGGTAATGCTGCCACTAATTATGTGCGTGTCATTCCTAATGGCTCTGATTCATCTACTATTGAGGGTTTGACTGAGGTTTTTATAGAGCAGGATAATGGGGCTATTGTTTTTGAGTTTTTGGATAATCAGTGGGTAATTATTGCCACAAGCGCAGGTGGAGAAAATAAGAAATCTTATGGAGGCTTTTACTTAGCTGAAAACACCACAGTTACAACTATAGCAGCAACTGATACTTATACTGAAATAGGTGGAGTTGGCGTTGCGTTTCCTGTTAATTTATTCTCTTTTACCACATCACCTAATGTAGTTACCTATAAAGGTAACGGTGATATTGTTGCCGAGGTAACTGCAAATATTTCACTTAGAAGAGACTCTGGAGGGGGGTTTAGGGATTATAGGGTAGCCTTGTTTAAGGACGGGGTTGAGCAGGCAGGCTTTAGTGCAATTTCCTCGGAAAGAGACCGAGAATCTTGCTTGGGGTTTACGGGGAACTTGGGCTTAGCTAAAGATGAAGCTCTTGATATTAGGGTTAAGAATGAGACTAATACCAACAATGTTTTGATAACAGACTTAAGTTTATCGGTAAAGCAAATATGACCCAAAATATTATCTCAAGCTCAAGAACTTTTAATACTGGCGAGGAGGGAATTCTTAATATCGTTGATACTGAAGGGCTAACCTTGACATTGCCAAACGATTCAACTTATAATTTTGTAATAGGTGATGAAATCAGGGTGTTTAACGATACCTTATCAGATGTAAATTTTATTGTAGAAAATGGAGTTACTTTACACTCTCATGGAACAAGCCTGCGCTCTTATGGATATTGTTTTTTTATAAAGGTAGCTGCTAACACATGGGTTGGCTGCAATGAGTTAAGTTAAATTTGAATAAAGGTTTAGTTATGAAGTTAATAAGAAAAGCTAATGCGCCAATATTAAAAAATAAGCAAGGTCTTGATATTCCTGATGCTGCTGTTTTAACAATACGCACATTAATTGATTATCAGAAGAAAGTTCTGCATATTAAGTATGGTTTGTTTTCGTCAGGAACAGCCCTTAATGATAGCCACGAGCCTATTGAAACGGGCGAGTTTTTATTTGATGAAACCTATTATATGCCAGAATATATCTCACCTGATGGTGTAACTTATTTATATGATGGTGATAAGTATTACTTCAAGGATAGTGAGCTTGGGGATATTGCTGATTTGTCTCAGGAGGAGATAGCTTTATTGTCAGAGGTGTATATTGGTCAACTTCCTTTTGATTATGTATTTTCCACCTTGGATTTGAGTGCAACCGAGACTAAACCTATAACACAGGAGTCAAAGGATTGGATTATGGCTCAACTTGATTGGGAAGGTAAGCCATTTAACGAAAATTGGGAATATATAGAGGAGTAAATTTAGTTATGAAAACAGATAAAGCCTTTCAATTAAGTAATGCAAAGTTAACTGCCGCTGAGTGCGAACTATTTTATGGGGCTATTATGGATTTAAGCAACTCTGATAAATGGATAATTGACAGTCCAGTTGGCAAACAGGTTGCTAATTGGTTAATGAAAAAAAATCGCAACTACAGCACAAAAAAGGTGAATACTCAGTTTGAGTCTTTTGTAAGTCCTGTAGACGGCTCAGAAATTTCATGCAAACGTTCTTTAAGAGAGCACGAGCGTAAACATGGAATACGCCAAGTAGGCACTGATATTAAAACTAATGGAGAATGATAATGACTGACACTCAAAACGAGCAAGCAGCAACTGAGTCTAATGTAGGCATTGCTCAAGAAATGCTAAATATGGCTAACGAGCAAATTAACAACCCAGAACCAGAATCAAAGGAGGTAAGTTCAGATGCCAATGAAGAAGGGATACAAAAAGAAAAGCAAGATGCCAGCGAAGAAGCGCAAGAAATAGCTGAGCAATTGCAAAATACAGAGGAAGCCTCAGAGTCTGAGCCTGAAGAGACGGAAGAAGCTGAAAGCGATAAGGCGGACGAAGAGTTTCCTCTTATACCAAAAGATATGTCTGCTGAAGAAAAAGAAATACTTGAAAATCTCATGGAAAGTGAGAATGAAAATGAGCGCTTAGCTGCCGAGGTTTTAATTGCTAGATATGAAAGCATGAAGAAAGCTTTTTATAAAAAAACCCAAGATATTGCAGAAAAGCGTAAATCGTTTGAAGGTATAGAAGAGGCATTTAAGCCTATGAAGGCACTTTTAGAAGCTAATAATATGAGTAATGCTGATTTTACTAAAGCTCTTATTAATGAGTATATACAATTAAATCAAAATCCAGCCGATAAAATGAAAAATTGGGTTAAGCAGTATAATCTTAAGCCTAGTGACTTAGGTTTTGACGATTACGATGATTTTGAGTATAATGATAGTAAGTCTGAGGAAATTAGACAGTCTAATCCTCAAATGACTGAAGAACAAATTCGAAACGCTACTAAAATAGCGCAATTCGCTGAAGCGACTAATACAGAGGGCAAGCTAATGCACCCTCATTTTGATAAAGTTCGCTCAACTATGGGTGTTCTTGTAGGTAAGCAACCTAACCTATCTCTTGCAGATGCTTATAAAAAAGCTGTAGCTATAGAAGGTTTGCAAGCTGATAAAGAGCAACCAAAAGAAGACGAGTATAAAGTTGATATTGAAGCGATTAGAAAGCGCGCTAAGCAGGCCAAGAAAGCTAGCAAGTCTGTAAAGACTAATTCGAACAAGCCTGATTTTAGTAAGATGTCTATCACTGAAGAACTTTTAGCTCGTGCAGGACAAAATTAACAATTTAATAAAGGGTATAAATTATGGCTACTCCTAATTTAAGTGAGATAGTTTCAACCACCCTTAGAAGACGTGCTGGTGAATTTGCTGATAACGTAACAAATAAAAACGCGTTACTAGCAGAGCTAGATAGAACTGGCAACATTACACGTCACTCTGGTGGTAGAACTATTGTTCGTGAACTTGATTATGCTGAAAACAGCACATTCAAATACTATTCTGGTTATGAATCTCTAGATGTATCTGCTTCAGAAACACTTTCTGCAGCGGAATATGATTGGAGGCAAGCGGCTGTTGCTGTTACTATTTCTGGTCTTGAAAAAAGGCAAAATAGTGGTGATGCTGCTGTTATTAATTTACTTGCTTCAAGAATTACTAACGCTATGCGTACAATGAGTAATAAAGTATCTGAAGGTATTTATTCTGATGGTACTGGTACTTCTGGCAAGCAAATTGATGGTCTTCAAGCTATTGTAGCTGACTCACCTTCAACTGGTACAGTTGGTGGTATCAATTCTGCTACTTACGCATTCTGGAGAAACTATTTTAATAGCGCTGCTACTTCTGCAGGTAATATTAAAACTCGTATGAATAATGCGTTTAACTCTTTAGTTAGAGGTAATGATAGACCTGATATTATTGTCGCGGACAATAACTACTATGGTTTTTATCAAGATTCTTTGCAAGATCAGCAAAGATTTACTGATGATTCAAGGGCTGGCGCTGGATTCACTAATTTAGTTTACATGGGTAATGTTCCTGTAATTCTAGATGGTGGCTCTGGTATATCATCTAACCATATGTACTTCTTGAATACTGATTATTTATTCTTTGATGTGCATCAAGATGCTTACATGACTCCGCTTGATGGTCGTGTTCCTACTAACCAAGACGCTGAAGTTTTCCCAGTTATCTTCCAAGGTAACTTGACTTGCTCAAACAGGGAACTACAAGGCGTTATATTTGAATAGGAGAATTATTATGTTATTTTCTGGTGTAGATATAGATACAGTTGATACTTCAGCTGAATTTGGACTAGGTGAAACTTATGCAGCTCCTGATGGCAAAGTATATAGATACGTTCAATATGACACTGGCGCAGGCTCTGTTGCCGCTGTTTCTGGTAACGTAGCTTATATATATGCTCCAGGCGGTGCTTCAGCGGGTGCTTCTGCTGTGGTTACTTCTGATCTTTCTGATTCTTCAGAAATTGGTGCGGGTGTATTACAGTCGGCTCCTGCTGATGGCGAATACTGCTGGATTCAGGTTAAGGGTGTTGCTACATTAACTCCTGCATTAACTGCTGGTGCTGATGGCGACCCATTAACTGCTACAGGTGCTACAGATGGTACTTTAGATGTGACTGCTGCGGTTACTTCACCTGTTGTAGCTTTTGCTGTTGATGCTAGTGCAAAAATTATTATGTGTGACTTCCCTTGCTAGGGCGGTAATTGCATATTTTTACTAAAAGGGTTATAGTTGCAAAAAACTATAGCCCTTTTTTATGACTACAAAATTTAACACCTCGATTAAGCAAATAGATAAAAATATAAAAACAAATTCTAAAAGCAATGTAGTTTGGCTAGATGAGCTTAAACATTGCATTTTTACAGGTAAAATTGCAATTGTTGGTGGGTCTCCCTCGTTAAGAACTAGTATAGATGAATTAAAAAAGCTTAAGGCTAAAGGTGTTATGATTATGAGTGTTAACGGCTCTCATGATTACTTAGTGGATAATGGCATAGAGCCAGACTTTTTTGCTATGCTGGATGCAAGAAAGCTTAATGATTTTGTTAATACGCCTATTAAAAGCTGTGTGTATTTTTTAGCTAGTCAATGTCACAAAGATATTTTTAATAAACTTAAGGGCTCTAACGTTATCTTGTGGCACTGCGAATATGAGGAAATAGACAAAGAATTTATTGCAAAAGAGGCGATAAAAAGAAAAGTGTTGGGGAACACTTTAATATCTGGGAAAGGCACTATAGGACTTACTTCTGTTTGCTTGGCTTACACTTTAGGATTTAGAGAGTTTTTATTGTATGGTATGGATAGTTCTTTTGATGAGATTCAACATTCATATGAGCAGAGTCAAAATAAGGAAGATAAAGTGGTAGAGTTAACGGTTGGCGATAAAGTGTTTAAAACAACACCTGCTTTAGCGGCTCAAGTTGATACATATTTAAAATTTAAAGATATCTTAGAAAGAAGCGGTGGAAAAATGGTTGTTAAGTCAAATGGCTTGTTAAAAGCGGCAGAGGATGAAAGCTTGAAAAAAGATAAAAATAATTTAAAATAATTAAAGGAGAATCTTATGAGTATAAAAGAGGCAGAAAAGATTGTTATTGATGGTTTAGAGGATAGAAGTAATATTCCTGTGCGTTTTTTTTATCGTAGCATAAAAAATGAAGAAACAGGTAAATTTGAAAATGTGGAATATTTGGAGAAGCTTATAGATAGGCTTAATGTCAGGCATTTAAGGGCAAAAGATGAGCATAGAAAAATGTATTTTAAACAGTACCAAGCCTTTAAAGCAAACGAAGAGCAAAAAGAAGATGGTACGCCGATAGATTATTTACCCGCTATTACCCCAGCTCAGAAAGATAATTTAGAGCAATGCCATGTGTATACTATTGAAAGGCTTGCGGAATGTGGTCATAGTGTACTTGATAGTATTGGTTATGGTGGCGCAGAGTTACAGAAGCGTGCGCAAGAATATTTACAGCAATCCTCAACTGGCAATGAGGAACTGAAGGCTTTAAAAGCTGAGATAGAGCAGCTTAAACAAGAATTAAAGGAGAAAGGAAATGAGCCTTCTAACAGTAGTCCAAAACGTAGTGGACGAAACAGCTCTAATACAAAGGCCAGCAGTAGTAGCGACAAGTAGCGATACTGGTGTAAGGCAGGCTTTTGCTTTTGTAAAAAAAGTTTTGCAAGAAATTTATCGTGCTCATGATTGGGAAAGTTTAATAAAAGAACAGACCTTTGTCACTGATGGTTCAGGCAGTTACGCTTTTAATGCTATAGTTACTGACAATGATTATGGTAGAACTAAAAATCAAACTGAATGGGATAGAAGTAATAATAGAAAATTATATATAGTTACCGCTGAAGAGTGGCAGGAGTTAGTTAGTTCTACGGTTGGTATAGTCGGCATTCGTAGATTTGCACGTGCGAGAGGTGGTAACTTCATTATAGAAAACGATGCTTCTGGTGATACATTGGTTTTTGAATATGTTTCTAATTACTTGGTGAATGATAGCGCGGGAAATTCTAAACTTACTTACACGGAAGATACTGATGTTGCTATATTGGATGAAGAATTAATTGAGTTAGGTCTAAAGGCATATTGGAAAAATGAGCTAGGCTTAGATGCGCAAGAAGATTTTGATGCATATTATTATGCGTTAGCAGAGTTAATAGGACAAGAGAAGCCTGCTAAAAAAATCAGAGGCACGAGTTCATTTAGGAGTAATTATATTGTAAATATACCTGATACAGGGGTTGGCCAGTAATGAGGAGGCAGGGTTTACCAAAGCGTGCTGGTGCACAACTGAGGAGAGCGGAAGCTCAAACGTTTCCTTTGCCATCCCCTATTGGAGGTTTGAATACTCGTGATAGCTGGGCAGCGATGCCACCTATTGATGCTATTGAGCTTGTGAATTGGATTCCACAACAAGGCGGCTTAAAGGTTAGAAGCGGCTATAGTATAGCCACATCTAGTGCTGATTTTGTGTTTGTAGATACTAATGATTTTGTATTTGTAGATACTAATGATTTTGTATTTGCTGAAAATACACTCTATTCTGGTGAGATAGAGTCAATTATACCTTATGTTGAGGGCACAACTTCGGTTTTAATTACGGCAAGTGATGATGCTTTGTATGTAGATGACACTGCAAATAGTTTGACTGAGTTAGCAACAGGTTTTAGCAATGCTAGGTGGGAGTATGTGAAGCTAGGTGCTAACATGATATTGGTTAATGGCGCTGACGCACCTAGAAACTATGATGGGTCTTCCCTGACCACACCATCTTTTACTGGTGATTTAAATACTTACGGCCCTACCAATATAGATAATGCTCACAAGCACAAAAACAGAGTTTATTTATGGAATACTGACGATAATGTTTTCTTTTATGGTGGTGTTAATGCTGTTGCGGGTGCATTTACTGAGTTCCCTTTGGGTAATGTTAGTGATACTGGTGGTAACTTAATAGAGATGAAAACAATATCGCGTGATGGTGGTAACGGGCCTGATGATTATGCTTGCTTTATCCTAGATACAGGTGAGATTATTATATACCAAGGTTCAGACCCTGGGGATGCGACCAATTGGTCTTTGGTTGGTAAGTATAAAGCGCCTCCTATTATAGCTAAAAGGTGTGCTGCTGAATTTGCAGGAGATATCTTTATACTTACGCAGCAAGATTTAGTTAAGGTTTCAGATGTTATTAGGGCGGAAGGCTTTATTTTGCAGCCATCTAAATTGTCAGGAGCTATAACTGATTTCTATAAAACGTTTGGTAGTAATTTTGGTTTTAGTTTAACTTTGTTTGCGGGACAGTCGTTAATAGTGTTAAATATGCCGCAAGTCACGAATGCTACTTATACGCAATATGCTATAAATACTGTTACAGGTGCTGCAACACAATTTTCCAATTTAGATTTTAATGTTTTTGGGGTTCTTGATAATAAACTTTATGGCGGCGGAGACCAAGTTTTATATAGCGTGCTTTCTGGTTTTACAGATGATGGGTTAGCTATAGAAGCGACTGCAAGACAGGCTTTTAGTGACTTAGGGTCCGCTAGAAAAAAACAAATTAATGCGGCCACTCAATTTTTAGAGGCCGAAGGTGAGCTTAATCTAGATTTTAGCCTAAGTTATGATTTTACTCTGCAGCCCTTTTCTTCTAGCGCCTCAACAGAAACTATAGGTGCTGACTGGGATGTTGCTGCTTGGGATGAGCCTGATTGGGCTGGAGCTATAACGGCTGTACCTAAATTTATACTTAATTCTAGTGGTTATAATTTTAGCCCTCAAATGAGGTTTTCTGTAGCGGGGCAGGAGGTGACTTGGTATGAAGGAATCTACAACTTTAAATTACTCAATACCTATCCGTGATGATAGCGTGGTTGGGGCTCTTTTAAACGATAAGTTTGAAGACCACTATTGTGATTATACTCAAGCTCAATGCTATTACTTAGGTAATTATGATTTGTGCTGGTGTTTAAATGATTACAGAGAGCTAGATGATGGTATGCAAGCTGAAATGACTATAGCTTCCTTTAATTCAAAATTTCCTTTAACAAAAGGACGGATTAAAACGATACTTGCAACTTTCTTTGAAAACAAGTATTATAATAATGTACGTCTAATAGCACTTGTGCAAATTAATAATAAGCAAGCTATACGTTTACTTAGATTAAGCGGGTTTACAGAAGAAGGTAGGCTTCGTAAGATTTATAAAGGTAAAGATGCATTATTGTTTAGTATCTTGAAAGAGGAATACGAGAGTTAAGTGCTATGAGTTTTATAAAAGGTTCTAAATTAACATCAGATTTAAGCTGCGTTACTGAATTTAACGAGGTGGGGTCTAAGCCTGCTTTGCAAAAAAGTATATTTAGCCCGCCTAAGCCACCGCCACCGCCTGACCCCGTCAGAACAATAGAGGCTCAAAAGGAAGCTAATCAGGTTGCTCAGATAACCCCTCAAGGCACTCAATTATTTGGCACTTACAATCCTGAGACTGGCGAGTTTGAGGCCCGTCAAACTGATGCTTTGCAAATATTTGAAACGCCATTTCAAGAAGAAACTAGGCTTGGCAGGGAAGATTTAAGTTTAAGGCTTTTGAATCAGTTATTAGGTGAAGATTTGCCATTAAGCGCTACAAGAACGCCTGAATCTATAGAAGCTGGATTACCAGCATTATCTACTGATTTTAGCGGTGATGCTGCTAGGTTAGAGCAAGCTACATTTGACGCAGCTAGCGCTAGATTGCAGCCGCAATTTGACAGGCAGCAAGAGCAATTAGAGCAGCGTTTAGCAGACCAAGGCTTGCCTGCTGGTAGTGAAGCTTACCAAGAGCAAATAAACTTGTTGCGTGAAAACCAAGGTGAGCAGTTAAGTAGATTAAGTTTGGATGCGGTACAAGCTGGAAGGCAAGAGCAGGATAGGCTTGCTAGATTAGGTGCCGCCTTAAGAGGGCAAGCATTTACTGAGCAAAGTGGATTAACTAGTTTAGAAAATCAAGCAAGGGCTGCTAGGTTCGGTGAAATAGGATCGTTACTTGGCTTTGCTCAGCCATTTACTCAGTTTAGTACACCTCAAATAGATGTTGCTAGTATTATTAACCAAGGGTATCAGGACCAAGTGCAGAGATATGGGTTATTAGGGCAAAGAGAGCAGCAAAGGGCACAAGATATAGCTGGCTTGGCGCAAACTGGAGCAATGTTATTCTCTGATAGGCGCTTGAAAAATAACATTGTTAAAGTTGGTGAAGTTGATGGTCTTGGTGTTTACGAGTTTACTTACGATGATATACCTGAAAAACGCTTTAAAGGCGCTATGGCTGATGAGGTACAAAAAATTATACCTGATGCAGTTGTTATGCATGAGAGTGGTTACATGATGGTTGATTACGAAAAATTACCTTTTGATATGGAGATGTTGCATGGTTAATGGTATTTCTGATTTATTGCAAAATATCCAAAGTGGTGTTGCCAATATAGGTTTGGACGACACAGATGGCGTTAATACTGGTAATATTAATTTAGCCCAATCTTTGTTGCAGCAGTCTCAACAAACTAGAAACCCTATAGTTGCTGCTTTAACAGGTTTTGTTGGGGCCTCAGCTTTAGGTAATTTAGGTAGAAGAGAGGGTGAGCTTGCTGAGCAAGAAAGGCAGCGTAAAGCGGGTTTAGAAGAAAGGCGGTTTGGCCTGCAGGAAAGAGGTTTAGATATACGGGAGCAGCAAGCAGCTGACCAAAGAGCTTTCCAGCAACAAAGATTAGGTATTTTAAGTGCTGAATCAGCTAAGCGTATTGAAAAATTGCAAACTGATATAGATAAGGCTGTAAGTGATGTTGTTGGCGCTTTAGACCCTAAAGATGAAATTAAAATAGAGAAGGATTTAAGGGGTGAGTTTACTAAGCTGTCTTCAGATTTTATTAAGCAAAGGGATGCTTTTGGCAGAATACAAGCAAGTGCGCAAGACCCAAGCGCTGCTGGTGATTTAGCGTTAATATTTAACTATATGAAATTACTAGACCCAGGCTCTACAGTTAGAGAGGGTGAATTTGCCAATGCTCAAAATGCCGCTAGTATTCCTGAAAGAATAAGGGCTTCATATAATAATGCTATAGGCGGGGAAAGGTTAACTGATGTTACTAGAAGTGATTTTGTTGACCGTTCACAAAGGCTATTTAACCAAGCAAGCACACAGCAAAATGCTATAATTGACCAGTTTAGCAACTTAGCCACTAGAGCTAATGTTAATCCTGAAGATGTGGTTATAGATTTAGGGCTTGCTATTGCGCCTGAAGCGGGAAAAGAAACTGTGTTAGAGTTTGATAAATCTTTTACTGGGCAAATTCCTTCTGGTGCTTTAGAGCTATTAAAAAATAACTTTGACGATTCAAGAATACTTGAGCAATTTAAGCAAAAATATAATGTAGACCCTAAAAAGGTTTTTATAGAAAGGTAGGTTATGGCTAATGTATTTGACCAATTTGATAGCGGTGATGTTGCGGTAGCTGACTCGGTTAATGTATTTGACCAGTTTGGGGAAGCTACACGCCCTAACTTGGATGCTATGACTACTGAAGATATTTTCGCATTAGCTAGAGGAGCGGAGCGAAAAAGCATTCCTGTTGGTCGTTTTGCTAGTGGTGTAGGCCAAGGGTTACAAGATATACCTGCGGGCGCGCTGCAAACGGCAGCAGATGTGCTTGGCGCTGAGCAACTAAGTGAGGATATTGCGAGAGGCCAGCAAGCGGCAGCTTTAAGGCAGCAACAGCAAGGTGCGCCAGCACAAGTGGGTAGATTTATTGGGCAAACTGCGCCCTTAGCAGCGTTGCCAATAGGTGGGGCTGGCATTGCTAGAACTATAGCTGCTGGCGCAGGTGTTGCAGGTATAACACCAGAAGAAGAAATTCTAGACCAATCACAATCTTTATTAAGAAGGGCTGAAAAGGCCGCGTTAGGTGGTGCTATCGGTGGTGCTATTGGTGGGGCTGCCGCTGTTGGTAGAGGTGTTAAATCTTTGTTAAAAGGTAGGGATGCTGATAAAATCCTAGCAAGAAGAATAAGCCAGTTTGACCCACGAGAATTAAAAGCTGACTTGCAAGCTGGTAAAATTTCTGTATTGCCTGATGTTGCTGGTGATGAAATAAAAGGGCTAACTAGGCAGGTCGCAAAACAATCAGGCGGCGCTAAGGATATAGTTGTTGAATTTTTTGAAGGTAGAGCTGATGATTCAGTAAAGAGAGTTACAGACCAACTATCAAAAAGAGTTTCAAACGTTGATTCCTATTTTGGCAAGTTAGACGATATGGCCGCAGCAAGGGCGCAGACATCCGCTCCATTATACAAGCAAGCTTACATAGAAGGAGCAGAAATACCACAAGGTGTTATGAAAAGTTTATATACTAATAAATTTTTTAAAAGTGCGGCAAACAAAGCAAGTAGACTTTATGGTCTAGGCGATGATGTTAATTTAAATTCTGTTCAAGCCTTAGATGCTATAAAGAAGGTTTTGGACGATGATATTATGCAAGCAGCTAGAAAAGGGCGTAAGAATTTTGCCAACCAATTAAGAGATGTTAAAAAACAAGTTGTTAATATTGCTGATAATGCAAGTCCAACTTATAGCCAAGCTAGAAAAATTTTTTCAGATTTTGCCTCTATAGAAGACGCGCAAAAACAAGGTTTAGCTTTTAGCAATTTACGTCCTGAGCAAATAAGAAGATATGTTAAAGGACTTGGGCCTAGTGAAAAGGAAGGTTTTTTAATAGGTGTAAGAGAAAACCTGCAAAAAACGGCAAGTTCAACAGCGGATGGCTCTGATGCGGCTAAAAGAATATTTGGTATTCCATATAAAAGAGAGCAATTAAAAGCTGCAATACAAGACCCTAAGACTTTTAATGCTTTTGAAAAGCGCATGGAAGAAGAAATTAGATCTTTTGATACTTTTAATAAAGTTTTGGGTGGTTCAAGAACCGATATAAATGTAGCTGAAACTGGGCAAGAATTAATCGAAGCAACTATCACTGAAGGTCAGCAAGGTTTAAAAAATAAACTTGTAGATAGTTTGGCTTATTGGTTTAAAAATAGATATACTGGCTTAACAGATAAAAATGCAGCAAAACTAGCCAAGACTTTAACTAGTAAAGACGCGGGTATAGAAGTTATGGACAGGATTATAAAAGCGCAAGATAGCGCTTTACAAAAAAGAGTTTTATTAAATGTGCAGGATGATTTGCCAGTTTTATTAGGTGTAACGACTGCCCAACAAGTGGGAGGTGGTATCTAATGCCTTGGAATAACGGAACATTTACAGGTTTATACAATTGGAACAGTGACAAAGCCAATGGTATAAAAATAAGAGCTGATAGACATACCGAGCAAGATGATACCTTTATTACTGGTATTAACACTTGCTTAACAAAGGATGGGCAAAACAGTCCTACAGCTAACTTGCCTATGGCTACATACAGGCACTTAAACGTTTCTAATGCAACTGAGCGCAATCAATATTTGGCTTTAGGGCAGTTTCAAGACAACTCTGGTAAATATTTTGATACAATAGGTTCATCTAATACATATGTAGTAACCGCTAGTCCTGTAATTTCTTCTTATGTTGAGGGTTTGTCTTTTTATATTAAAGCTAGTTTTACGAATACTGGTGCTGCGACATTAAATGTAAATGCTTTAGGTGCTAAAAGTATAACTAAAAACGGAACAGGCGCTTTAGCAAGTGGAGACATAGAGTCGGGTTCAATATATGAAGTTATTTATGATGGCACACAATTTCAAATAACAAGAGCTGTAGATCAAATCATTACTTTAACTGGAGATGTTACGGGTAGTGGAACGGGTAGCTTTGCGGCCACTATACCTGATAACACTGTAACTTTTGCTAAAATGCAAGATATTGACACATCTAAAATACTAGGTAGAACAACTGCTAGCTCTGGCGATGTGGAAGAACTAGATTTCCTTGATGAAGACGATATGTCTTCTGATAGCGCTACTGCGGTAGCTACACAACAAAGTATAAAAGCGTATGTAGATGCGGAGTCAGCTGCTGTTACTACTGCCTTGAATGCATCTGGTTTGCTGCCTACCGCATGGTGTACCTTTGATGGCACTGCAAGTGACCCTATTACCATTAATGATGGCTATAATGTAACTGATGTTACTAAAAATTCTACTGGTGATTATACTGTGAATTTTACTAGCGCTGTTACAGGTACAAGTTATGGTGTTTTGGTTATGTGTACTAATCAAGATGGTAATAGTGCTATACCTAGTTATGCTAATAAAGCGACATCTAGTGTTGATATTTTAATAGAGACAGCGACGCAAACTACTACACAGGACCAATCTGACATTTCAGTGTTTATTTTTAGTAAGGAGTGATAAGTGACTAATAACGGCGCATTACAGGCTTGGCTAAGAAGTAGAACTGGCACATCTTTTGATTTTAACGGAGATATGCTATCTTTTCTTTCTTTGCAAGGTTATACAGTTGGTCAATACAATGAAAGGCTTTATCTTTATTTAAGAGATATATTAGGTTATACTGGTAATGATTTTGTTTTAAGTGATTTGCAGCAACAATTTGCGCAAGCCTACGGTTTTGAGAATTGGGACGCAGTTACATCACTGTCAGAAAATGTTAATTTTATGTTTGCAGACGGAAGTAACTTCTTTTTTGTAGACGGTAATGATTTTGTTTTTATTTCATAGGAGGTTAAAATGGCAAATGAAACTTTGATAGATAAAACCGCTGCTACAGCTTTAGTGTCAGGCGATATATTGTATGCGGTAAAAGACCCGAGTGGCACACCTTTAGACAGGAAGATAACAATAGATAATATACTTGATGCGCCTTTGCCTATTGGTTCAACGACTCCAAATACAGGGGCTTTTTCTTCATTAGAGGCTACTAGTATAGTTTCTGGTAATTGGACTCCTGAACTTACATTTGCTACGGCTGGTGATTTATCAGTTGCCTATACTAGGCAAGTAGGAAGGTATAGAAAGATAGGCAACATGGTTACAGTAATTTTTGATATACAAACATCAACTTTTACTCATACAACAGCCTCGGGTTTTGCTCAAATTAATGGACTACCTTTTACTTCTGAGAACGTTGCGGACAGTAATGCAAATGGCGAAATGGTGTTTAGAGGTATCAATAAGTCAGGTTATACTGATGTTGCTGCTTCCATTCTTGATAATACTAGTAACGTATTTTTAAATGCGTCAGGCATGGGTCAAGCAAATGATTTTGTTGATGCCGCAGATATGCCGTCAGGTGGAACAGTAAGGCTTCAGGGAACAGTTGTATATTTTACATAGAGGTTAATTATGAGAATTATATTTGAAAATGATATATCTATATCAATACATGATGAAGAAGTTAACATGACTAGAGCTTTTCAGAAAAAGATTAAAAACGATGAAGGTAAGCTAGTTAAAAACAAAAATTTTAAAAAAGAAGTTGAAGATTATGTTGGTAGTTTTTGGGCCGAAAGTCTTTTGAGTTAATATTAATGAGTAATAAACTTACAAATAAAGAGAGAATACAAACTTTAGAGATTAACTTTAAGCATAAACTTGAGCGTGATGATTCGCATCATTATAATACGCAGCAAAAAATAGAAAAAGTATATAATAAACTTGAGAATATACCGACAGAAGATAGTATATTTAGAATGTTTTCTGAAGAAGGTGAGAAGCTTGCTAAGGGGATTTTAAAGCAAGTTGATGAGGCTAAAGAAGATATCAAAGATATAAAGAAAGAGGTAGGTAAGGCAAAAGAGAAAATAAAAGATGCGACAAATGAAATTAATTTTGCTAAAAGACAGGGGTATGTTTTTGCCGCTATTGTCGTTTCAATTTCCGCTATTATAATGTGGTTCCTTGATGTGGGTAGTAAAATAAAAGGTTTTCTAAGTGTCTAAATTAAAGAGCAATATAATAAATCATATAATAGAAATCGAGGGTGGTTACGTTAATGACCCTTCTGATAGTGGTGGAGAAACTAATTACGGTATTACTAAGAAAGTAGCTCGTTCTTATGGCTATATAGGAGAAATGAAAGATTTACCTAGGCAGGTTGCATTCAATATTTATTCTGCTGAATATTGGGATAAATTAAAGTTAGATCAGATAGAGGAAAAAAGCCCCGCTATTGCAAAGGAGCTTGCAGATACTGCGATTAATTGTGGTGTTAGCTTTGCTGCAAAAAGTTTGCAAGATTGGTTAAATACTCTTAATAACAAGGGTGAGCTATATGATGATATAGTGGTTGATGGTGGGATTGGTAATAATACTATAAAGGCTTGTATGGAATATTGGCTTCTTCGTGTTGATGATGATGGAGAGTATGTATTGCTTACAGCTTTAAATAGTGAGCAAGTAGTTAGGTACAAAGAACTTTCTAAGCGTTATGTTAAAAATGAGCGCTATACTTATGGCTGGATTCGCAATAGGGCTTTGATAAGCCGTGAAGTTACTATGTTTGCTTAAAAATTAAAAAATGTTATAATTAGCAAAAAGGAGAATGCGATGAAGAGTTCAATTTTGGGTGTAATTAGGCATATTTTAACTACGGCAGGCGGTTATTTAACAGGTCAAGGCTTAGTAAGTGCTGACGAGCTTAATATGGGTGTTGGTGCTGTTGTTACTTTAGTAGGTGTTGTTTGGTCAATTTGGGATAAGAAGGATAAATAATGCAAATATTATCAGTGCCAATTGATATAGTTAGTTTTTTACTGGGTGGTGCTGTATGTAGTTTTGTAACTGTTTTATATTTTGTTTTCTTTATCAAAAGTGATTGGGAAGATGAATTTGGTTTATCTGTAAAAGATGAAATCAACAAAGCAGGTAAAAAACTTACCAAAAAAGGAAAAGAAATTGAAAAAGATAACGCAAAGAAATCTCGTTCTGAGCTTATTGATTCTGTGTCTAAGTAGCTGTGATAAAAGTTTATATAGCCATTACTATATATGTAATTATTTTAACGATATTGTTATTGCAAGCCCTGACCATTTAACGAATAAAGAGCTTGAAACTATCGCTAACCATAGTGATAAATATCAACAGCTTTGCAATTAACTTTAATAATTGATTAGGTTAAAAATATGACCTTCTGAACATTTATATTCTTTTGCTAAGTCCTTTATTCTGTGGCCCTTATTAAATTTACTTAATATTTCATTTGATTTTTTGCTCGCTGGTATTCTTTTACTTTTATACCCTAATTGCCTAGCCCATACAGCGCTTATCTCTGCATAAGCGCAAGCTGTCCTAAATTTGCAACCTCTATCTAAAGCAAATTGCAAGTCTTCTTTCCAGTTAGGGTTTTTAGAATATCTAGGCATTATTTTCTTTTTTGATATTTAGTATAAAACTCTTTCTCAGGCATGGGGCTAAAACTGCCGTTAACAAAATAGGCGCTGGTGCCGTCAGGATAGTAGAAATTGCACCTTTGCACTAACTCAAATTTGCCTGTGGTTAAATTTTTGTATTTAGCTGTTTTCATAACTTTTCTTGGTTTTAAAGTTAACACCTTTGTATGCTCGAGCGCCAATTGACTTGTATTTCTTCAGAATAGCATTTTTTTGCTTAATACCGAAACTTTGTTTGTCGCCTAGTTTTTTAGTCATTTTTATTCTTTTAAAATTTATACCTAAACCCAAATACGGCAACGCCGCTAGTGTATGGCACTACTTGTAGTGTAGGACAAAACTTATCATAGCAATATTCTGCCTGCAAAGCACCAGAAGGAATAAAATCAGTTTCTGATCTACCTTTTGATTTTTTAGGATAGCCATTTCTAACGCCTAAACCAAGTCCTAAGTTAACGCTATGATTACCTTGCTTCCACACAGTGGGAATATATTCAGCATGTATAAACCAAGCATTGTTATTAACGCTATTTTTATCTACATAAGTTATTGACGCGCCAAAGCCATTATTTTTTCGATAAGATAACCCCAAACTGTTTAAATAATTTTCGTTCCAGTCTTTATTGTTAAAGTCTCTGTCGCTAAAATGATAACCTGCTACGGGCTTAACAATGCTAAACTCATTCGCTTGACTAGTCGTCGTCGTTATCAATATGGTCGCTGCTAGTAGTATTTTTTTCATCTTTTTTTCCATTAATATAATTTTGAATTGCTTTTGCCAAATTTCTAATGCTAGTTTCTCCAATGATTTTCATTAGAGTTTCAGTGTCTTTTAAGCGCTCTAGTTTTTGCTTTAAGATTGCGTTCTTCAGAACAACGCCTGCAACAACTTCATCTAAACCTTCCACTTCTCCATGTTGTTCCAAAATATGGATTTTGCAGTCTTTCAGAAGCTCTTGTACATCACCATTTACACAACTGAATTTACTTAACTTTGGTTCAATCCTCTCAACCAACTCATCTGTTTTACTTTTTGTCATCTTTACCAACTTGCTTTTTTTAAGTTAAAAACTTCAGTTTTAGTTTGCCTGACAATGTCTTCTATCTCATCAATATCCTCACCTTCGTCAATAAGTTCAGATATTTTTTCCAATGCATCTGAGTAAATTTCATTAATCTCTAACTCATCGTAACTTGAATAAGAAGTAACTTGTACAGGCTTATCTTTATTTGCCTTGATAGCGCAAATTTTATCACCTACTTGCTCTTTAAACCACTTATCAGCTTCCTGACCTTTCTTATATTCAAAAACTACTGTTAATTTATCGCTCATCTCCATCTCCAATATCATTAAGGTGAATAGCGTGCTTGCCGTTGCGCTGGATTATTTGGCACTTAACCCCATCATCTTTGATGCAATCAACTATTTCTTGCCTAACATCATGGTCTATCTGGATTTCTTCAAAAACACTTTCACCATATTTTCCAAGCCTATCCATACTATAAACAATAAAATCCCCCTCCATCGGCTCAGTCTCATCATCCACAAATTCAATAGGAAGTGCGTTTAGGATTGCCTCTGCTTGCTTTATGTACTCAAAGTAAAGAGGCTTCCAACAATTTTGCCTTTCTTCTTTAATCCATTTATTACAAAGCTCTTCCCAACTAACTGTATCGTATTTTTGTTCGTAGCAAAGCCTAGCAATCTTCTCAATCGCCTGTTCTTTTGTTGTTTCAGTCATAACCCTTCCCCATTCAATGCTTCATGCAACCTTTTTAATTCTAGCAACTGCTTACTTGTATAATTATCATTAGCTGGCATTTTTTACCTCTACTAAATAAGATATTAATTCACCTATACCATAGCCTGCTAACATTCCTGCTAGCCCACTAATGCACAGCCAAAATATAGCATTTATATTATAATCCATTCTTTCTAATTCTTTATTCATCTTTCATGCTCCTTATATGTATTTTCTTTTCCTGATCACTCATACATTTGGTATGATTATAGCAATCAACATAACCTTTTTTATATATATCCATTGCTAGCTTTTGACCTTGTTCGCCTAGTAATTTTATTTGCTCAAATGTAAACATTATTTTAACCTCGCTCTTATCATTGTTATTGCCGCTTTGTAAGCCTTGCCATGCTTATTATCACCATGCACTTCTTTTACTTTTTTTGAAAATTCAGTTAGCGTCCCTTTAAAACATCCACGATTACAATAAATTTTTTTATCCCTGCTTTTAAAAGCAGTTAAAACCCTGCATTGCCATATACCCATGCATTGCCAGATACCCATGCATCGCCAGATACCTGTGCATTGCCATATACCTTTGCATCGCCAGATACCTGTGCATTGCCAGATACCTGTGCATCGCCATATACCTTTGCATCGCCAGATACCTGTGCATTGCCATATACCCATGCATCGCCAGATACCTTTGCATTGCCATATACCCATGCATTGCCATATACCCATGCATTGCCAGATACCCATGCATCGCCAGATACCTGTGCATTGCCATATACCTTTGCATCGCCAGATACCTGTGCATTGCCAGATACCTGTGCATC